ACAGGTAATCGGCTGACCTTCCCCTTCCCTACAATTAAACAGCAGATAAGCATGTAGAAAGCTTACCTTATACCATGTTTGGACGAGGGTTCGAATCCCTCCGGCTCCACTTAATTCAATGTCAAAACAGACTAAAAGCCTGCAAATCAAATGTTTGCAGGCTTTTTTGTTTTGACCAAATGACCATTTTATTCATCAAATCGCAGCAAATAGGTGCGTAATTTGGTGAGTAACATTTCAGGATTTCTTACTCACCAGAATTGCTGTATTTATTTGATAATCAAGATGTTCAAAATATGAACATCTTGTACAGAGCCGATTGCAAGCTTAATTTTGTATCACTTTTTAATGTAAAACATTATGAGAACTAACTTCAGCTTGCTTTTTTATTTGAAAAAGCCAAAAAACTATCAAACCGGCCTTGTTCCGGTCTACCTCAGAGTTACCGTCAATGGTAAACGTACAGAAATTACAACTGGTCGAGAATGCGACCCTTCGGCTTGGAATACCGCTTCAGGCCGACCAAACGGCACAAAAAAAGAAACCAAGTCCTTTAACGCCTATCTTGATACGTTACAAAATCAATTTTATGACGCTCACAATCAGTTGACAGAGTCCAAAAGTGAGATTACGGCGGAGACACTTAAAAACAAGTTTTTAGGTAAAGGTGAAAAGGTAAGGATGTTAATGGACATCTTTAGAGAGCATAACAAAAAGATTAAAACGCTGGTTGGCAAAGAATATGCTGCCGGTACTGCTATTCGTTATCAAACCTCGCTAAAACACACACAAGACTATCTACAATGGAAATACAAAATCTCTGATATAGATATTAAAAAGATTGACCATGACTTTATAACCAATTACGAATTTTACTTACGTTCAGAACGTAATTGCGCAAATAACTCTGCTTTTAAGTATATAAAGAACTTTAAAAAAATTGTTGGCATTTGTCTATCAAGCGGTTGGTTAGACAGAGACCCGTTTATCAATTACAAAATAAGGATTAAACAGGTTGACAGGGCTTTTCTTAATGAAGATGATTTGCAAGCTATGGCAAACAAAGTATTTTCAACAGAACGCTTAAATCAGGTAAGGGATATTTTTTTATTTTGCTGCTTTACGGGTTTAGCTTATGCTGATGTAAACAAGCTTAAACGCAACGAAATTGTTAAAGGTCTGGACGGAGAAATGTGGATATTCACAAAACGTAAAAAAACAGATACCCCAAGCCGAATTCCTTTATTACCATCTGCATTAACTCTACTTGATAAATACATAGATCATCCAGTTTGCAGCAATTTAGGTAAGGCACTTCCAGTAAGTACCAATCAAAAAATGAATGCTTACTTAAAAGAAATAGCGGGAATTTGTGGCATAGATAAACCTTTGACTTTTCACATTGCCCGGCATACTTTTGCCACTACCGTTACACTATCCAACGGTGTACCCATAGAGAGCGTAAGCAAAATGTTGGGACACACTAATATTAAAACCACACAGCACTATGCTAAAATATTGGATTTAAAAGTTAGCCAGGACATGGCCGCCATTAGACAGAAATACGCCGCAATTTAAATTGTAATCTCTAAGGTCACGAAATGTGACCTTAGAGATTTCCATTATTCAAAAATACTAAAATGGAAAATCCAATAATACCTGATGAAATCATAATGAATAAAATATTCTATGTCAGAGGGCAAAAAGTAATGCTTGATAGTGACTTAGCAGAATTATATGGGGTAGAAACGAGAAGACTAAACGAACAAGTCGCAAGAAAAATTGATCGTTTCCCGGATGATTTTATGTTTAGGCTTGATGAAAAGGAGTTTGAAAGTTTGATGTGTCGAGTAGCTAAGGGGAATTGCACCCCAAAGCCCTCACAGAACCGTGCTTAAAGCTCTCGCTTTACACGGCTCTTCCAGATTAAACTTTACCAATCATGCTACGGTTTCAACAATTGCCAATGAGCAAACAGTCCCGGTTGTGTTTTACAGATACCTTGCAGCCAGCGGCATGCCCGCTTTTTGCTGAAACGTCTTGTCTTCATAACCCATCTTATCAATCGGTTATTCATCCACCACCATAGCTCTGTTGTTGTCCATTTATTCCATTTACAATAATATGCTATCCATCCCCTTATTTTGGGGTTTAATAAAACAGCCATTCTTTGTATAGGAATTTGCTTTCGTTTAAACTGCATGCCTCTGACACTTTCCATTACGCTTTTCTTCGCTGTGCCGGACATACATGGCGTGAATGCTAATTCTCCGCCCTGCTTGTTATTAATCCAGCGTGGTCTAAATGTATAGCCCAAGAAGTTAAAGCTTCTTTTACTGTGTCTTTCCTGATGCCTTCCGCTCGGGCAATACACGATTTGTGTTTTGGCCTCGTTAAGCTCCAGCTTGCAATCATTGAGCCTTTGGGCGATTCTTTGTTTAAGGAATTCGGCCTGTTTAATGCTTGCGCAGTGTACGATGATGTCATCACAATAACGTTCGAACTTTATGGGCGGAAAATTCTTTTCCATCCATTTGTCAAAAGCGAAGTGCAGAAAGATATTTGCTAACAAAGGACTGATTACACCTCCTTGCGGAGTGCCTTTGTCCCGGTCTTCAATACCGGTATCTTTCATTACCCCGGCCTTTAACCACCGTTCTACGTACATTAACACCCATTTCTCTTGCGTGTAGCGTTCAACTGCTTTCATCATTAATCCGTGGTCGATGTTGTCAAAGAAACCCTTGATGTCCAGATCGATTACCCAGGATAGATGCTTGCACCATTTATGGGTTTGAGCCAGTGCATGGTGCGCACTCTTTCCTTGACGATAGCCGAAGCTGCTCGGATGAAAACCTCCGTCAATCTTGGGTTCGAGATAACTTTTGACCACCTGCTGCGCGATACGGTCTTCTACCGTTGGTACTCCCAAACCTCTGGTGCCGCCTGATTTCTTTGGTATCCTCACCTCCTTTACTAAGGCAGGTAAATAACTTCCGGAAGTCATACGATTCCATAGCTTGTAAAGATTAGCTGGTAGCTGTTCGGCATAATCACTTATGCTTATTCCGTCAATGCCAGCACTTCCCCCATTGTCTCTTACATGCTTGTAAGCATCCAGCACCATTCTTTTGGTGATTGGATGTGTTTTTGTTTCGTAATAATCAATCATCCCTTTTTACAGTTGTTGTTTAAATTGAAACTAATCTGGTCCAGCCCTTTGCTCTTACCTGTTTTCACAGGTCGTCCTCACTACTACGGCTGAATCCGCCCCTGCATCGTCTTGCGGTATTTGCCTTACAGGTTCTCTGCTTGTGCGTTCCCCTAATTTAGACGATGCAAGTTCTCTTGTTCCGTTAAATCGCCTGACACGGAGTCCTGCTACCTATACACCGCCTGCCACTTAGCCAACTTCAGTTTACTGTCGCTAAGTTTTGTCTGGATGAGAATGCGAGCTCTTCCATTTTGACAGAGTTTCCTTCACATATCGATGTTTTAAGAAGGTAATTCACTTTCATTCAGCTCTCCGTATCGTACCTGACAGTTATCATACTGCCTTTTCCTCAGTCGTTCAGTACCATCTCCTTTCGGCTAACAGCACCACTGGGCGGTTTGCAGGGTCTGACTGTCAGCCCCTGCGGTGGGCCATACCACCATCGTTTTAACAGCATGCGACCTCTCGTCGCTTCAAGACACACCACATTTTGTGACCTTAGAGATTTAAAACTAAATTCCTGCGTATTTCTGTTTGAGGGCGGCCATATCATGGCTAACCTTTAAATCCAATATTTTAGCATAGTGCTGTGTTGTCTTAATATTGGTATGGCCTAACATTTTACTGACCGTTTCAATTGGTACATTGTTGGATAAAGTTACTGTTGTTGCGAAAGTGTGTCTTGCCAAATGAAATGTTAAATGCTTCACTACATCGGATAAGTCCGCTATTTCTTTTAAGTAGGCATTCATTTTTTGATTACTCAATACTGGCAGTAGCAAACCCTTATTTTCACATTGTGGGTGATCCTGATAGCGGTTTAATATAGTTAAGGCTACGGGTAAAAGCGGTATCCTTGAAGATGTGTCTGTTTTTTGCCTGCTTGTGAATATCCACTTGTCACCGTCCATACCAATACCTATCTCGTTTCTTCTTAGTTTTTTAACATCGGCATAAGATAATCCGGTATAGCAACAAAAGACAAAAACATCCCGCACCTGTACTAAACGTTCAACAACAAATTTCTTATTCGTGATAGCGTCCAGTTCTTGTTGTGTTAAATAAGTACGTTCTTTTGCCTTTGCGGAAGATTTGAAATTGATAAAAGGGTTCTGCTTTAGCCAATTATTGGCAATACAGTGATTAACAATTTTTTTCAGGTGCTTAATGTATTTGGCTGCCGATACTCCGCTAATTTTACACTCTGCTTTCAGGTAAAATTCAAAGCCTGTGATGAAAGCATGGTTCAATTGGCTAATTTCAATATCGGTTTTGCCATATTCATTTTGCAAATAACCTGTAAGGTGTTTTTCAGAAGTGTTGTATCCCTTTA